TCATTGAATATAGTGAATTCCTTATGGGAGAAAATCCCATATTCACTAGTGGTAGATTGGTTTGCTAATGTGGGCGACTATCTTTACAATCAGTCGTCCTCATGGCTTCCACCTTCCTTTGATTCAATGATGTGCTACTCTGTCAAGAAGCGTATCACCACACACACCTACGCCCGTATCAGGAACCCTGATGGTTCCCTTCAAGATCATCTCCTACGTGAAGAAGTAGAAGAATCTTACGGACGTGTACCTTTCAACCAAAGCGACATCAAGCTTATCTTTAATCCACGTCTTTCGTCGTGGCAGAGATGGCTTGACGCCTATGCTCTCAGTGTAGGCGCTTTAACCCGTGCCCTAAAGAGGCTAAGATGAGTACTAGTACTCAATTTCTCAACGCTGATGCTTATGGAAGCACCTTCGTTGATCCCCTGAACCCGAACTTCAGTGTCCGATTCAAAACCGCTCGTAACCGCAAAAGCCTTAACGGCTTGACGGTCGATAACTTCATTACTGAGGTTATTGTTAGCGATGTGAATCAAATCACTGTCGGAACCACTACGGCGAATGATACTTTGGCAGTACGCATTCGCACGTCTGGCTCTGAGTTCTCGCAGGCTCGCTTGAAAGCTATTTTACTTTCAGTAGCGAGTCAGATCCCTGACTGGAATGATGAAAATGTTTTGTTGGGCTTCCGCCCGGTAACACTTCCTGTCAATCCTTAAGGGATTTGTGAAATGGGTCATGAAAGCACCATCCGTGCATATCAGAAGGTTCTTAGTGGTTACTCCTTTCCTAGGAGCACCACCTTTTCAGAAGACTTCGCGATTAAGCGGTTTCTTAAGAAATTCCAGGAACCTGTTCAGAATTCTAAACTCCCTCTTCAGTGTTTCGAAGACTGGGTTAAGAACGATGAACTCCCAACACTGCGAAACTCAAAACTCCAACCGGAGTGGTATATCGCTCGAATGCACATACATGCTGCATTCAAGGATTTCAACGTCTCAGAATTCCGATTCCCAAAAGGAAGCGAATTCGAACCAACCAATGGACACAATAGTCTTGAAGCAAGATTATGTGCCAGTAATTGGACGGTCACCCATGATTGTTTCGAAGCTTTTTCCAAGCTTTGTTATAATCATAAAGGCCTTCGACGAGCAGTCCGGAAGCGATATAATCATTGGTATATCTCGAAAGACTTTGACATGTCTCGAAAGGAATCAGATAACCTCTTATGGAGGCGAATCCGGAAACCTTTTGATATATTCTCGTGGAAGCTGGAAAGATGCGTGACCCTTGTATATGGGTCGCGTTTTTCTTCCGTTCCTAAGAATAATGAGACAAATCGTCCGATTAACATCGAACCTTTCGGGAATATACTCGTACAAAGTTCCATCGGTTTAGGTTTGAAGGCATGCCTCGAAAAGTACTATCAAGTTACTTTAGATAAGCTGCCTGATGTTCATCGAGTTCGAATTTCGAATCTTGATGACGCGACAATTGATCTTAAGAACGCGAGTGATCGCATATCTGTTGACCTCTGTCGATTCCTATTACCGAAACGGATCTTTACCAGTTTAATGAATGCTCGAAGTCCC